TCAACGAGAGCAGGATTCAAAGTCATTTTGAAGTGGTTTGGCTTACGATCACGTGCCATCCAGTCAGGAGCGACCTCTCCTCCGAGGTCAAAACTCCTGTTAAGACACACCTTGATCTCAAGGTTTTTCATCCTACGATAGGACAACCACCCAGATAGGGTATGGTCTATCATACGCCTAATCTGGGAGCGATAATCTTCAGTCATCCAGGATTCTGGTTTTCCGTAGATCCGTATTTTCATAATACGATTTTGTAGGATTCGATAGGAGAGACGACTTGCTCGAGGGCAGTCAGATCTTCAATGGTTCGCATTTCGTCAATCATCCCGTCATTGAAACCGAGGATGAAATCATTTGCTTCGAGGTCGCTTTCGACTTCGAGTTCACCGTTATTGACAACATAGAGATATTTACATTCAGTCATAAGACTCCTTAGGATTTGAGACTGGCGTTATTGCCTTTTCTCATTCTGTGACCTAAGTATACCACGACTGTGTGAAAATGTCAAGCGAAATATTACGATTCCAAAAAATATTCGAAGTTATTGGCCCAGTCAGTCTCACGAAGGTGGGTTGCTCCTAGGCCAAGATGAAAGTCTTTAGCCTCCTGGGTCTTTGGAGAGAGGGTAACAAGTCGATCGACTCGATAGGTACTCTGGAGAAGATCGCGTAGTGCAAAGATAATGTCTCTACCAGCTCCCTTTTCAAAAGACCATACCGTATAAGGAACAGCGATCGATCCGATCCTGGTAGTGAGGAGTTCCTCTTCGCTTCCGGGAACCGATGCACAGTACGCGATGCAAATAAATGCTTTAGAGTCGAGGGCATAAACTTCTCGTCCTGGAGCATTCTTTACCTCAGGTTTGATGTGGGGACGTACAGGGTCTGTGAGGAGTATTTCATCTGCCAGTTCGGCAGCAAGTCGTCTAATCATAAAAACTTGACAAATAAGAGTTAATGTGGTATAATCAGGTGTCCGACCGATTATGGTAATACCACTTAGCAATCCAATATGAGTCAGCTATGTCTGACCATTGTTTAACTTTTCCGAGTTCTATTCCTGTGTCTTCTACGAATGCCTCGTACATGTCTACCTTCTTGGCATTACCTTTTCCAGTAGCAAACTTCTTAACGATCTGAGGAGTAACAGACTCGAATCTTAATCCACATCTATTTAGCTTGTATTTTAGAATGCCCGTGTTTTCTCCAATATGAAATACACGACCTCTGGCACTGAAGGCATAGTCCTCAATACAAACTACGGGTCTCATCTGCCACATCAGTTCATCGCAGACCCAGCCAGCGAGTTTGGAATACCTCTCTGTGTCGTGAGTCCACTCAGGATATAATCGTGGTTTCAGAGTTTCGGAGGTCTCCCTCCCAAGTACAAGGTCGCTATCACGAGCAACAAGATAATTAATATTAAAAGTGGATCCATTATATATTGTGAACGCAGGTGACGTCATCGAGTAGTCGATACCACAAACTTTAGAACCCTCCGTCGTCATCGTCGTCGTAGAGTCCTGCGTCTTTCTCTGCTTGGATTTCGCCATCAATTCTCGCCATGTCTTCCTCACTCTGACGCATAAGTTTGGAGCGAATCTCTTTGATAGACAGGAACGTACCTTTGTGGTCGATCGCCTGTCCTACAAGATTCAATCTTTGCTCAGTCAACTCAGCATTCTTGAGTTCGTCAAAATGGGAATCGGTTTCATATTCAAACATTATACCGTCTCTCATCTTATCCCAGTCCTGCTTATTACAAATACCTTTCAGTAGGCATTGTTTCTTCAGTACGTCGTAGAAAAGATTATTGAAACGAGCACGTAAACGATCAAGGAACTTAGCAAACTTGATTTCGTCGCGAGTTATCTCTGATGCTCGACCAAAGAAACCCTGACCAGAATCTTCAACTGCCATTCGTGACAGTGGTACGTTTAGTGCCTTGTAAAGTTTTTTCTGGAAGAAAAGGATATCCTCGATCTCTGCCAGATTTTCTCCACCAGGTAAAGTTGTGATCTCTGTACCTCGACCACCTTCCCTTCGTGGGAGCCAAAAATCCTCAAGTATAGATTGAAACTTCCTATCATCTCGCATTTCGCCCGTGGAGGCATCATAAACCAGTTTGTTCTTGTACCGATTCATAATGTCACGCATGTACTGCTCTGCCTTAATCTTGGGCAGGTTACCGACATCGACATAGAAAATACGTCGCTCGGGTGCGCGAGATACACGATAGATAATTTGAGCATCCTCTATCATGCGTAGGTTGTTTAGAGGTTTGATTGCCTTATGTAAATAGCCAATCACCATTCGGCGACCACCATCCATAAGACCTGATGTGCAATAAGAAACTGCATCTTGTGCGATTCTTATCGTTTGTTGTTTGGAGTTACCTGAGTTCTGAAAGAATCCTTGTGGATTATATACAAAATAGTCCTGAGTTCGTGGGATGATAATACCCAACTTTCTCATTTTATCTTGCTCTTCAGCACTAGGAATTTTGGTCTCTCGAACCTTCTTCATCTTCAGAGCATCAATTAGTCTCATCTCTGAGATACCCTTGTCAGGTTTCTCAGGATCAATGATGAGATGATAGTAGACTCTACCATCTACGTACCATCGCTTAAAGATATCGTAACCCAAGTTACGAAAATCCATCATTCGAAGTACGTGCTTGAACTCTTCTCTGATTTGATTTTTGACTTTGTCGCCAACGCCAAGATGCGAAAGGTTGAGGGTAATAAGATCCGACCTGCCAGTATCAACAATAACTTCATTGATAATATCGTCGATTGCTGTCTCACATTCTGGTTGGAGACTCATTCCACGATATCGACCAATCAGGTCGAACTCATTTTTGACAGTACCCTCTAAATCAAGAAAGGTACCATACGCACCAGCACCCGAGGCGATGGGAGCTATTCCCTCCTCGGGTTCCGGTACTGTAAAAGTCTGAGAGGATAAAACCTTATCACTGTCATCCCTCCCGATTGTAAAACCGAAAAGTTTGATTGCCATAATTTATTTTCTATTAAAGATTAAGTTGGATCTACTATTGCTTCACCAGAAGCATTAGTCGGAATATTGAAATAAGAATACGCCATGGTAACTGTAAACTCCTCTACTGCCTCTGCTTGATCAAATCCAAGATCGATAGCAGCAACCACAGTTGGGAATGCGTACCAGAACTTATATTCATAGGCTATACTTCCATCTTTATTTAGTTGTGATACTGTGATGTCAGATGTTGCCTTTCCTTCTCCTGTCAACAATACCTTGTTGTTGAATGGAGTTTTGAACTGGCCCATCGCGTGTGCCCATTTTTCAAATAAATTCCTAAGTCCAAAATTCTCATCATTGTAGAAGGTCAATGACAAATCTTCATAAGTTCTTGTACCAGGAAGTTTCACCTGTCTACCCAAAAAGGAGACGGGAATCTGCCCGATATTTGAAGCAGGAAGAGATGCATTCTTACAGAGATACTGTAAAGTCTCTGGATCTTCGTTTTTGAAATGAGTATTCTTAGTAATCGCTACTTTATAAAGCGATGGCCTAGCACCGCCAGCAGCGAAACTATCTATGAAATTTTCAATGTTTACTGCCATTTATATCCCCTTATACCTGTCCGATTGCTTCTTCGAAACTTACGCCAGAGCGAACAGCAACAAAGGAGAGTCGGATGAAGTTAATAGATTTCGTCGGTTTTACGAAGATGTCTGCGGCAAACTTATTAGAATCAATAATATCTGGAGTGTTGTTTGTTTCGTCACAGACAACAGCAAAATCAGTAAGACCCTGACCTGCTTGTATCCCTGACAAAAATCCCTCGACCTGAGATGCAAAAGCATTTCTTGTAAAATCGGTGTTGAATTGGAAGAGTATTCCTCTTGCTGCTTCACCGATAACCTTTTCCATATAAATGAAAAGTCTGCGAACATTGATTCTATCAAAAGCACTAGGTTTCGGCGATAATGTTTTATCACCAAAGAGCATGATGCCTTGACCAGGAAAGGAGACAACACTGTTGTATCCGATTCTGTAAAGTTCGTCTCTCTGTGCCTGTACAGGGTTGAAAGCCAACTTGATTGGGCTATTCAGAATACCTCTCTGCAAACCAGCAGGGGAGAACCATGTATCAGCATTAGTATCGGTTCTGGCACAAATACCTGCTACATCACCATTCAGAGGAACCCAACGATAAGTATCATTGTACTTATCATACTGGTAACCCCATCCTGTATCAAGAATGGCATAAGTAGAAGATTTGATATTATTTCTGTAAACCTTCAGATTAGTCATTTCTGCACCAGGAACAAGAACTACATCGGAGAACTCTGGAGAAATAAGAGCAACAGCATCTTTTCTCTTTTCTGCGACGTTGATTACATAGTTCGCTAAGGCAGGTCCGTCTCCCTCAGGAGCAGCTCCCATCATCAGTAGACTTACTTCAATGGTATTTGGATCGTTGAATAAATCCCATCCAAGTTGAAGATCACCAACAGAAACAACGTTTCCGTCTGATCCACCTGACATCTCATAGTAAGATGTACCCTTGACGAGATCAAAGATGTTATCTTCTGCTTTGTCTCCCCAGTTAGTAGGACCAGTTTGATGTTTGACGAATCTGACATATTTTGAAGTATTATTAACACGATTCTTATAATAAATCGTAGCACCCTCAGGTGACTTTGCGTTCTTGGCGACTGACATGCTGTCATATGCTTCTAAAACTTCATCTTCAACATTAGTCCAACGACCACGATAGTCATAAACAACTACGTGCATTTCATCGTTGACAGAGTTTGCGGTTACAGCGAACTCACTTGTAGTCGGGGCACGATCGAAGTTCAGAGCGAATCTCCATCTGGCATCCATTGTGGTTCCAGTGGAAACAGCAGAAGGCGAAATCGGACCATTGAGTTCAATAACTGTATCATTAGTGACAGCAATGACTTCGGCAGTATTTGTACCTACGATAATAGTATCGCCAACGAAGATTTCGTTTGTAAAGTTCGAAGAATCGCCTGTGACTGTATTTGAATTAGCAGTCATTGAGATAGTACCTGTGCAGGTCTTCTCAAAATTTGAACGAGTCTTTCTTTCTGCGATTACGCCAGATTGATCAGCAGGAGCATATTTCAAAGTTGCATTTGTTGCGTCTGCGATGGAAGCAACAACGTAGTCTACATTATTCATGCTGATAACGTCACCTGCTTCGAGTTCAGTATCAAAAGCAGTATCGACACCTGTCATCGCTGTTCCTGTGACAGATACAGTTCCTACCATCCTTGCACCCACTTTATCAGCAGTACAAATGGAAATACCGAGACTGTTACCCAGATCTCCTGGGAATCGACCAATCCAGAAACGATTAGCAGTTGCGTCAACGCCACCGCCATTATCTGGATCCATTGAGACGTAATCTACGTCGTTCTTTACGAGTTTACCCACACCATCAGTTGTGGCATTTAAGGCAGTATCGTCGTCTGTGACACGACAAACTCGTAGATTATTACTATACGACAGAAAGTTTGCCGCAGTATAGTAACTCACATAATTCTCATCATTAGGTTTATTAAATGTATCGCGAAGTTCGACTTCGGATGAGATTAATACTCTCTCATCAACTGGACCCCAAGTAAATTGCCCAACAGTTGCTCCGATGGACGTGGAGACGACAGGAGTTCCAGTCGTAAGATCGATCTCTCGTACATTTACACCTGGTGAAATTGGAAATGACATCTTACTCCTAGTAATTTAACGTCAGCAGAAGTATTGCTAAGATTATTTAGGGTTTCTCAGTTTTAGACCCATTCGGTTCCTCTATTTTCCAACCAATCATCGCTACCATCTCTGGCAACGTGTGGATTCTCGGAAGGAATGTCAAGTAGTCCATCATCAATAAAACCGAAAGGTGTTAGACTGTCCCAAGTCTCATCTTCTACGTCGTCAAGTAAGTTTTCTCTAAGATTTACGTCAGTTAGCTCAGCAAAATATCTCTGAGCAACTAACCATGAAAATGATACACAGCACATAACAAGGTCATCGTGAGTTCCTGGAGTTGCCTCAAACCCTTGACCCTTTTGTGCGAAACTATAAAACTCAGTGATAACATTCACATCCCGTAGTAATATTTTTTCTTGTTCAACAAGATTCTTCAATGTCATACACCCTATGTTTTTTACTGGTCTGGTCATCTTAAGTCCCATCATCGCTGACCTTTTGAATCCACTTGAGATTTGGATTCCATTTCTACCTGCGTTCCAAGTCATGAGAAGATTCTCATATCCTAAATCGTGTCGTAGAATATCGCCAACTTGAGCACCCGAGCCATCTATTTCTACAAGAGTGTAAGCATTATTATATTGTTTTACTAGGCTATGTATTACATTCGGAAATACAAGTGGAGTTATCAGATTATCTCGATACACTGCCACTATCCTGTATGGTATCTGAGTTATATCGTATATTAAAAATGCCGAATAATCTTTACCCTTTCCTAGGGCAACATCGACTGTACAAGCATATAGATTGTTAGTACTCGGTTCTTCGTAAATAGTAAGACCTTTTCTATCGATCAAAGGTTTTTCCCAACGTAATGCTTGTAGTACATTGGGATCTATTAACGTACTATCCGAACCAATAAACTCAGTTTCGAACTCTTGCCGAAACTGCTCTACTGAGGTATTTCTTATCGTATTTGCTTTCCATTCGTCATCTCTCCCTGGGACCTCGGACCAGTGGACTTGGATTGGCGTAAAGTTCGACCTACCATCTACTGCCTCTTTCCACATACGATAATAGTGGTTCATCCCATACGGGGTAGAGACAATAATCAGTTTCGTATTTTCTGCTGACGAAATCGTAGGATATACGGATCTAAAAAAGTCCTCTGCTAAGTTGTTCTCCACGAATGCAAACTCATCGAGAAATACCAGATTAAAAGAACTACCTCGAATGGCAGAGGAACTAGTAGCAGCAGAAATAATTTTTGAACCATTCTCCAGTTCGAACGAACCTTTATTCCAAACTCCAACACCTTGTTGAAGCCAAAAGGGAAGATTTTCATAGGCTAACTGCATCCTTGATAAAAGTTCTCGAGATGTTGCTGCTTTGTTCGCCAGCATCGCTACAGAAACACTCTCGTTAAAAAGCAAATACCATAGTAGGTATGCGATTACGGTGACTGACTTCCCTGACTGTCGACCGACCTTACAAATGGTAAAACGATTCTCATGGAATGTCTTTACCATATTCTTTTGAAAATCATACATATGAAAGGGGACTAGCCCTCTCTCAAGATGAACAATCTTCAAATATTCTTCTATAAAATATTCAGGATTGTTGGCGCACTTAACGAACTCAGCTATCTGTTCTTCAGTGAACTCAACTTCTTGATGTTGTGCCTTGATAAGTGGATTATTGATGTACGACTTCGCCATCTTCGGTTACCTTTCCTTGTTTCACAAGTTTCAATAGATCCTTGGTGGATCCTACCATTACATTCTGCTGGACGTTTGTCGTATTATTAACAGTCTTGCTTGACTCTTTTTCCACTTTCTCTTTTTGCTGGTGTAGATTCATCAGTTTAGTCTGTGCATCAGCAAACTGATTAAACATAGAACCGAAAACTTCAAATGCTCTTTGATGTCCAGATGCCTTTGCCAACTCCAACATTTCTTGCATGGCTTCGTTCTGCATTTCCATAGCAGTGTACATGTTGTCTCTGGTGTATTCAAAGTCTGTCTGTAACTCGATATTGCCTTTAGGTGCCTCTACTGGCGTCCTATCCTGTATTACCTCAGGAACCCCACCCTCACCCGAGACTTTCGTCTCTCGCTCATTATCTAAATCGAACATCTGTTTCAGTTCTTCATCTTGATTCATATTGATTTTTCTAGTGTAAGTGACGATTGCTGAAATTGCTCCTGCAGTTTAACTTTAGTTTTCATCTCGCAATCGTAATTCGCTTTTGTCCAATACTTTACCATATCTGCATTAGACTTGTTATCAGAGTTCCCGTGAGCATTCAACCCATAAATCGCCTGAATGTCATCTCTTTTCCAATCGACCCTTGTCTGGTCAGCAACACAATCGCAAATAATCATTGCAATTTGTGGAGGAACTCTTCTTGCTTGCTGGTGCCCCATAAAGCAAGACTGCCACATTACCCGAACATCTTCTGTGGGATACGTGCCAGTATAAGTACCCATTTTTACTTCTTTTATTTTTTCTACTTCGACTATCTTAGTACAACTCGCTATAAACATAGCAAGTATAATTAAAAGGTATTTCATTCCTATCCTTCATAGGGGTCTAATTGAGGAGTACAGGTTAAAGGATTGAAATGCATTGCTGTGTCGAAAAAGTTTTGATTTACGTCGATAGTGTATGGATCAAACTGAGTTGCCGATGTAGGAGAAGGTTTTACCTCTATATTTGAGTTGTATCCTTGATCCTGAGCATTTGTCGCAGCTAAATGTATATCAACATGCTTTACATAACCAGATAAATCTGCACTCGCTTCAGGGAAAAATGCACCCTTCATTGTGAACTGAAGAGTCCATATTATTGTTCTTGTACCGTCAGGACTATTTTCATAAGTGTCTTCATTTGAAACAGCATCCAATATAACAGGGACGTCAACACTTATATCCATATAATCAACCAACTTCAAACTGGCTGTAAAATCAGGGTGAAAGTAAGGCAGGATCTGTTCTATGATCTGTTGCCCGTCCTCCTGCATTTTACACCAAATATGAAGTTCAAAAGAAAAATCATAAGGAATACTATTTCCCATAGTCATCATTTGACCAGAATGATTGCTCGCATAATGGTGTAATGGGTTTAGCTTCCTAGAAACATCATAGGTCATCGAAGACATCATGAAACCCATGCGAGGAAGCATTTGTGATGCTTGTCTCGCTAACTCAGGGTCTGCAACTAATCTTTGCCTATAATAGTCTTTACTTGCATATGAGATTGGCACTCTCAGTCTTCCGATTATTTTGCTATCCTTGTCATATCTACGAACCTCAATGTTGTTAAAGAGAGTGCCAAAATATGCTACGTACTTCTTTACGAGTCGGTGGTATAAATGCTTACCAAACATTAGAAGTTCCCTTCAGAGAATGGATCGTTCTCAGTAAAATCGATGAAGTTGTTTGCGAAGTTCTCTACCTCGAGGTTCATCGCTTGTTCATCAGCATTGTCCTGCAACTCTTCTAACTCTACAGAAGGTGCAAGACCAAGACCATCGTTCGCTAACATGTACGTTATGGTCGTAGAAGAACCAGTCGTCTGTCCATAAACTTTACTGCCTATCTCAAGTCCTGGTGTCATAGGTGCGATGACAAGTTTACCAGTGTCAGAATCATGACGCAGAACACGAGCACTTGCAGAACTAGCATTGCTATCGTCAACTCCAAGTAACGTAGTCTCACGGATGATTTCACCACGTTCAAACTGTCCAGTAGCACCACCTTCAACAGATAGGCAGGTGACTTCAATTGCCATCTGAGAGAGGTTATCCTCGATGCTATCGATCTCAGGGATTCCAGTAATAAATATTTCATTGCTATACTCCAGTAAGTCGCATGTCAGCACGAACTGGGGCAAGGTACCTCCAGGATAGAAGGGTGATTCGTGTTCAACAAAAGTGATCTGAAAGACCTTCTTGTTGTACGGGAAATAAATCAAATCCCCTTCAAATGGACGACGATGCCTGCTTCCATACTGACTCGTGTCTTCTATTACGAATACATCCCCTGAACCATCTTCGTTAACTATACGATCAATAGCAGAAGAACCATCTACTACTTCGTGGTCTACCACAAATCGATCTGGAACATAGTCAGGATCAGGTATCTCGAAATCAATCGTAAAAAAGATTGATGTTTCTGTATTAACAAACTCAGTAATCATAATCTGTTTATCATCAGTTCCAGCAGTTTCCTGCTCTTCATAAACCAGATATTCGATTGGATCATTTGCGTTCTGTACCTCGAGAATCAGGTTCACTTCCATCAAACCACCTGAATCTTCGTAAATTAGACGATCAATCGCTTGGTCCCCATCTTGGACCTCCATTATCAAATCGTCTTCCTGCGTAGTATTGGCGTTCTCAGTATCTTCTGTTACAAAATAATCAATGTCTTCCGATATCAGATTGGAGACCTCGATTCTATATAAAACAGAAGGTTCTAAGAGCAACCTATCAAAACCATCTGGATCTTCATCAGCAGTCGCATAGACTGGAGATGCCGATTCGATGTTCATCTCCTCCCAAGTTTTTCTAGACAAGGATAATGTAACTCTATCCTTAATATCCAAGCCAAACTTAGAATAAAACTCGCCTTCACCTTCAAATCCCTCAGTCGACTCTAGCATCATCGCTACGTTGAATGAGGATCTAAAAATAAGTTGTGATGCCTGCCCAAAGATTGAATCTTCTTTGTTATAGTCCTCTCTGGGCAGATATATTACATCACGGCCACCGAGAAAAATAGTCTCGGCAGTGATCGATTGTATGAGTCCTTGCTCACCGATATCCCTGTAATGATGAATGTATGGACTTGTCGCCATTACTCACATCCACATTTGTCTTCAGGTGTGCACTCGCAAGGATCGCAAGTGCAGTTTTCACACTCGCAACATTTTTCTTCGTTCACATTTTCTCCACGGAAATATCCATGGTTGTGGGATCAAAACTGACTCTACAATCGATGGAGATCGGACCACCTGACATAGCAGTTCCTGCCATATCTACCATTGTATTTGCCCACTCCATTCCATCATCGGCCAAAGCACCTGCCATCATGTCATTGCACATCGCAGGCATATCTGCCATTGAAGGCATAGGTGGCATCGCAGGAACGGAATCGTTCTCAGGATCGCACATGCAGTCAATCAGTTCTCCCATCGAGGAGCAAGGATTGCTTGGATCTGATGATACCATCTGGTCTATCATTCCCATCGCTTCAGGTGGTACGCATTTGCCCACCATG